TGGTGGAGATTTCAAAAAGTCAGCGGAACTTGCAGGGTATTCAGGCAATCACTATCAAATATTAAAATCACTTAAAAACGAAGTAGTAGACTTAGCCAGTGACGTACTTGCGAGGGAAGCCCCTACAGCAGCATTCAAGCTTATAGACATAATGAAATCTGATAAGCCTGTTCCTCAAGCTAATAACAAACTTCAAGCTGCACAAACTATACTAGATAGGGCTGGTGTTGTTAAAACAGATAAAGTAGATATTAATCATAGTGTTAGTGGTGGTATATTTATATTACCAGAGAAACATACAATCGATATTGAAGCAGAGGATGTTAGTTATGAAGATATGGATAACTGAATACATAGATGATATTCCGGGTATTCTTATAGGACCATATATAAAAGCTGATACAATGATACAAGCTAGTAGAATAGCAATAGAGCATGGGTTGTTTGTTATTGGAGAAATCCAAGAACTACGACACGAAGAAATAAAAAAAGATAGAGTAGTCCACTAGGACTAAGATAGCAGACCAATGGCAAAAGATTCAAGATTAGAAAGAGCAGGGGTTTCTGGGTTTAACAAACCTAAAAGAACTCCTAATCATCCTAAAAAGTCACACGTTGTTGTGGCTAAAGAAGGTAATAAGATTAAAACCATTAGGTTCGGAGAACAAGGTGCCTCTACAGCTGGTAAACCTAAAGCAGGTGAATCAGCTAAGATGAAAGCTAAGAGAAAATCTTTTAAAGCTAGACACAGAAAAAATATAGCTAAAGGAAAAATGTCTGCAGCCTATTGGGCTAACAGAGTTAAATGGTAGTGTATGGGTAAACAAATAGGAAGCGATGAAAAACCTATGGTGTTTAGAAAAAGCATTTACGGTAAAAGCGATGGAGGTAAGGGTGCTAAACCTAGACCCGGAGTTTATACTAAACAGTACAGAGATAACTGGGATAAGATTTTTAATAAAGGAGATAATGATGCCGAGAAAAAAAACAACGACTAAAAAGAAGTCGACTGTTAATAAAGCTGGTAATTATACTAAGCCTACTATGCGTAAGAGGCTTTTCGAGAAAATCAAATCCGGTTCTAAAGGTGGTAATCCCGGTCAATGGTCGGCTCGGAAAGCCCAGCTCTTAGCTAAAGAATATAAAGCCAAAGGAGGAGGCTATAAATAACATGGAAGTATTAAGAAAGTATATGATAGAATTTATGAACAAAACAAATAAATGTTTTTCAAAACTATTTAAAAAATGTTTATGTACAAAAAAGAAAAATGTCAAGTCTAAAAAAGTCACAAAGAAGTCTTAGGTCTTGGACTAAACAAAAATGGCGGACTAAAAGTGGTAAACCGTCTGCAAAAACGGGTGAAAGGTATCTCCCAGAGAAGGCGATTAAATCATTATCGTCTAAAGAGTACGCAGCAACAACAAGAAAAAAACGAGAAGATACTAAAAAAGGAAAGCAACACAGTAAGCAGCCAAAAAAAACAGCAAGAAAAACTAGAAAATATAGAAAAGTAAGATGAAAGAAGGTTATATAAAAAGAGCTACCTCGACAATACCGTTTGGTTATGAGTTATCTGAAGAGTCTAGTTCTTTTTTAAAACCTATTGAAGAACAATTAATAGCTTTAGGAGTAGCAGAATACATGGTTAAAAATGATGAAGTGTCTTTAAGAGATGCTTCTGATTGGTTATATGCTAAAACTGATAGATATATTAGCCATGTAGGTTTAAAAAAATATATAGATAAAAACAAAACAAAAGATGAAAGTTAATGATTGGGATATACATCCTGAAAATTACTTATTAGATAGTAATAATAATTTTGTATTAAAAAAAGACGGTACTCCTAAAAGAAAAACAGGAAGACCTAAAGGTTCTACTTTAAAAAATAAATTAATAACAGACGATAAAGCAAAAGAGTCAGCAAAAAGGTCTTTAAAAAATAAAGAAAAATCATTACATAAACTTGAAACAGCTTTATATAATAAAAGAAAATCTATAAAAAAACAAAAAAAATTGTTATCTGAAATAGATAATACAGATAATGAAAACTCAAAAGTATTTTTAGATAGTGATGTAGAAGAACTTCCAGATACTTTAAAAGAACATTTAAATAGAGGAAACAATGTAGTTTTCCATCCTAATGAAGGACCTCAAACAAACTTTCTTGCAGCTAGTGAGAAAGATGTTCTTTACGGAGGAGCTGCAGGTGGTGGTAAATCTTATGCTATGCTTGTTGACCCTTTACGTTATGCTCATAAAAAAGCACATAGGGCATTAATACTTAGAAGGTCTATGCCAGAACTTCGTGAGATGATTGATAAGTCTCGTGAGTTATATCCTCAAGCATTTCCCGGTGCTAAGTTTAGAGAAGTAGAAAAACTTTGGAACTTTCCGTCAGGTGCAAAGGTTGAGTTTGGTTTCTTAGAACGAGATGCAGACGTATACAGATATCAAGGACAAGCTTATTCTTGGATTGGCTTTGATGAAATCACACATCTACCAACAGAATTTAGTTGGAACTATCTTGCGTCTCGTTTAAGAACTACTGACCCAGACATAAAAACTTATTTAAGATGTACAGCTAACCCCGGAGGAGTAGGTTCTCAATGGGTTAAAAGAAGATATATAGAACCTCATAACTATAATGAAACTTTTATGGGTAAGGACGGTCTTACTAGAAAGTTTATACCTGCTAAACTAGCAGATAATCCTTATCTTTCTGAGGATGGTGTTTATGAACAAATGCTTAAGTCCTTGCCTCCTATTCAACGTAGGCAATTACTTGAAGGTAACTGGGATGTAGCTGAAGGAGCTGCTTTTGTAGAATTTAGTCCTGAACATCATATAATTACACCTTTTGAATTACCTATACATTGGGAAAGGTTAAAAGGAATAGATTATTGATACGCTTCAGAGTCCTGTTGTTTATGGGGTATATTAGATATAAATGATGGTACTTTAATAATATATAGAGAATTATATAGAAAAGGCTTGACAGGTGAAGAATTAGGCAGTATAATAACAAATATGGAGATTGAAGACCCTTTTTCCGTTAATGGTGTTTTAGATACAGCAGCATGGGCAAAAACAGGAACTACGGGTCCAACAGTAGGAGAGTCTTTAGTAAGAGCTGGACACAAATTAAGAAAAGCTGATAAAAATAGAATACAAGGTAAAATACAAATACACGAGTATTTAAAAGTTAGAGAAAACGGAAGACCTAAATTGCAGGTATTTAATACTTGTCCTAATTTAATTAGAGAATTACAATCTATACCGTTGTCTAAAACTAATCCAGAGGATGTAGATACACATGCCTCTGACCACGCATATGACGCATTACGTTATATGATAATGAGCAGACCAAGAATGGAAAGTCCGCTAGAAAGAATTAGAGGTTTAAAAAGAGAAATGTATAGACCAGTAGATTCAACATTTGGTTATTAAAATATGGCAGACAACGAAAATACATTTTTAAATGCTAATAATATTTACGAAGAAGTAGAAGGAGAATCTGGAGTAACTCTTACTCTTGAAGAAGACCAGCAAAGAAATCTTATAGGTATTATTAATGGTAGATTTGCTCAAGCTGAACAAGCTAGAGAAACAGATGAACGTAGATGGCTTAAAGCCTATGAAAACTATAGGGGTCTTTACTCTAAAAATGTTAAGTTTAGAGAATCTGAAAAGTCTAGAATATTCGTAAAAGTTACTAAAACTAAAGTATTAGCTGCTTTTGGGCAATTAGTTGATGTTATATTTGGTACAGGTAAATTCCCGATAGGAATTGCCGAAACTAAAATACCAGAAGGCGAAACAGACTATGCTCATTTAGATATTTCTAATCCTACTCCGGGCATAGAAACAAGCGAAGGAGAAGTAGATGGTAACAATGTTGATTACGTCAGTCCTTACGATATTGGATATGAAGGAGACGGTAAAACTTTAAAACCCGGTGCTTCTTTTTATAATGGAGTTTTTGAAGATAGTATTGAAGATAAAGCTGAAGAAGCTGGTGTTCTTTCAGATGGTATAAGTTCTAATCCTCAAGAAATAGAATTAAAGCCTGCAGAAAAAGCTGCAAGAAGAATGGAAAAACTTATACATGACCAGATAGATGAATCTAATGGTAATGCTGAAATAAGAAATGCTCTTTTAGAATCTTCTTTATTAGGCACAGGAATAATAAAAGGTCCTTTTAATTTTAATAAAAAACTTCATAAATGGGACACAGACGAAGAAGGTAAAAGAACTTACAATCCTTTAGAAGTAAGAGTTCCTCGTATTGAGTTTGTTAGTTGTTGGGATTTTTATCCAGACCCTAATGCAACTAATATGGATGAATGTGAGTATATTATTCATAGACACAAAATGAATAGAAGTCAATTAAGACAGTTACGTAATATGCCTTATTTTGATGAAGACGCAATACGCAATGCTATTCAAATGGGTGCTAATTACGTAGAAAAAGATTTTGAAAGCCAATTAAAAGACGATGCTAGAGGAGACTATGATGTAGATAGTAGCTTTGAAATCTTAGAATATTGGGGAATGATGGATGCAGAGTATGCAAGAGAAGTAGGTATTGATTTACCAGATACTATTGATGACTTAGATGAAGTACAAGTAAATATATGGACATGTGGGCATTATTTACTAAGAGCTGTTTTAAATCCTTTTACTCCATATAGAATACCATATAACGCTTTCCCATACGAAAGAAACCCATATAACTTCTTTGGTATTGGTGTAGCAGAAAATATGGATGATAGTCAACAGATTATGAACGGACATGCAAGAATGGCTATTGATAATTTAGCAATGTCTGGGTCACTAGTGTTTGATGTAGATGAGTCTGCTTTAGTAGGCGGACAATCAATGGAAATATTCCCCGGAAAAATATTTAGAAGACAAGCCGGTATGCCGGGACAAGCTATTCATGGTTTAAAGTTTCCTAATACATCACAAGAAAATTTAATGATGTTTGATAAGTTTAGACAACTTGCAGACGAACAAACAGGTATACCTAGTTATTCACACGGACAAACAGGTGTTCAAAGCATGACAAGAACTGCTTCAGGCATGTCTATGTTATTAGGAGCATCAAGTTTAAATGTTAAAACAGTTATCAAAAATCTTGATGACTTTTTATTAAAACCACTTGGAGAATCTTACTTTCAGTGGAACATGCAATTCTTAGAAGATGAGTTGGATGTTAAAGGTGATTTAGAAGTTAAAGCTACTGGAACAAACAGCTTGATGCAGAAAGAAGTTAGAAGTCAAAGACTTACTATGTTTTTACAAACTGCTCAAAATCCTGCTGTTGCTCCTTTCGTTAAAATTTCTAAACTTATAAGTGAACTTGCCTACAGTTTAGATTTAGACCCTGATGAAATACTCAATGACCCTGAAGAAGCTGCAATAATGGCACAGATAATAGGAATGCAAAATGCTGGACAAACAAATGGCGAGGAAACTCAATCCGCTGGTGAACCATCCCCAATGGGAGGACTTCAAGGAGCACCTCAACAACCTCAAGAACTTGGAGCTACAGGCACTGGTGGTGGCAACATCGGAACAGGAAGTGTACCGGTTGCAGGGGAAGCTGAATTTTCTGGTACGCCTAGAGCAGTTGCCGGAACAGGTTAAAGAAGCAATTAATAGAAAGGAAATACAACAATGAAAAAAGGTTTGTTAGAAGACGATAGAATTACTTATAGTGCGGGTAGTAAAGTAATTGGTGAAGTAATTGAAAAAATATTAGCATTTAAAGCTAAAAGAAGTAAACTTAGAAAAGAATTAAACACTGAAAACATGTCTAAATCTAATCAAGATGCAGCACTAAAAGACATAGAAAAATTAGACGAAAAAATAAGTTCTTTACAAAAACAACAAGATGAAGGAACTATGCAAGAACAATTAGCAAGTATAGAAGCCCAAAAATCTTCAGAGTTTAACAATCTTATTTCTAAAGGAGCTTCAGAAGAAGAAGCTACAAGTGCTTTAAATAAAGCTTATGATAATAGAGATTTTTCAGAAATAGATGAACTTACAAAAAGATTAGGTATGTCTAAAGGTGGCGGTCCCGGTATAGAAGCTCTTAGAAAAGAAGCACCTGAAGTTGTTAAACGTATGGGTTATCAAGAAGGTGGGTCTATGGATGACCAAATGTTAATGGTTATGACACCTCCAATGGAATCTGATGATGACATGGAAGACGGATACACAAGATTTATAATGGAAGAAGCATTAAGCGAAGAAGAAGAAAATATGCTAACTTCTAAACTAGAACAAGACGAGGAACTATCTATGTTGTTTGACAAGATAATAGATGTTGCTCAAGAATTTGCTGGGTCTGGTCCTGTTGAAGGACCGGGTTCAGGAGTCTCTGACTCGATACCTGCAAGGTTATCGGATGGAGAATTTGTCTTTACTGCAAAAGCTGTAGAAGAAATCGGAGAAGACGCTTTAATGTCTATGATGAAAGAAGCTGAAGCTGCTGCAGATGAAAGACAAGGGTTTGCTATAGGAGGAATGAATAGGCTAGAAGACGAAATAACAGATGAGGAATCTGATGATGTTTCTGACGATATGCGTAGAGTTAATCCTAGATTAAATCCAAATGTAAGATAAAGCTACCCTGAAATCTCAGGCACTTTATCAAAATAATAACCGAAAGGCTACCTTTACAATACAAGCCCTCTAGTCGACATAGAGCTACCTTGTGAACAAAGCCCCAATTAGGAGAAAGAAAATGGCTAATACAGTCAAGAAAGAAGAAGTACCAAACCCTTATAATCAAAAAAAGGATTGGCACACAGAAGATGTACCTTTTGAATCATCAAATAACTTATACTTTGAAGAGCCTTCTGAAAAGAATAAACTTTTTAAAAGTAATGACATAACTGAAGTTAAAGCTGAAGGAAGTGTTAATGTTGAAGAACTGGAAACTACTAAGGATACTCCTTATAAAAAACCAGACTACAAAAAAAGATATGATGATTTAAAAAAACATTATGATAGTAAACTTAACGAGTTTAAATCTAGAGAACAAGAGTTAATAGAAGAAGCTACTAAAAATAGAACTGACTATAAAGCTCCTAAATCTGCAGAAGAACTAGAAGAGTTTAAAAATAGCTATCCTGATGTGTACGAAGTCGTAGAAACTGTTGCTCATATGCAATCTGAGACTAAAGCAAAAGTTCTAGAAGAACGCCTTAGTAAACTCCAAGAACGCGAGAATCAGTTAGTAAGACAAAGTGCAGAAAAAAGGTTGAATGAAAGACATCCTGATTTTGAAGATATCAGAAACAGTGACGACTTTCATGGATGGGCAAAAGAACAGCCTAAGTCTATTCAAGATTGGATATACTCAAATGCTGACGATGCCGATTTAGCTTCACGTGCTTTAGACTTGTTTAAAAAAGATTTTGGTATAGAACCTATCAACACTAAGTCATCTTCTAAAAAACCGACAAGACAATCTGCTGCAGATATGGTTTCCACTAAAACAACTAGTGTACAACCAAACCAACAGAAAGTCTGGTCATTAAAGGAGATAGAAGCTATGTCTGTACAAGAATTTGATAAATACGAAAGTGAAATATCAGAGGCTATGCAGAACGGGCTTATATCAGATTAAACTATATTAACTTAAAGGAGAAAGTATCATGGCTCAATTTTTTGAACCCTCAA